TCCTTGCCAGAGCACGCCCTTTTTGACCAGGCTTTCGTGATTGCGACCAGAGACCAGCGGGACGCGATGATGCGAATTGAAGCCAAACTCGACCAGGTGCGCGTAGTTTGAGGGTTTGACATCCATGTTGCGCTTGCCACGCCGGACCGTTTCCTTGAGCGTGCGAGAAGGACCAACGATGGCATAGGGTTCGCCCGCACCTTTTTTAGAGACGCCTTTGCGGGTCGTATAGCTGCGACGAAGCAAACCGGACTTGCCGTAGGTCTTTTGGGATCCTTTGACTTTTCGCCCACCTTTGGGAGCAAGCTTTTTGGCAGCCGATGCGATCAGTTTGCCACCCTGATAAAGCGCTCCGGCCAACGCCTTTTTGGTGTCGGCGGCTTTCAGGATCTCGCCAAACTTGGCGATATCCTCGGCGATTTCCTTTTGGATCCGATCGACATAAACCTTGATCATGCGCTCACCACGCCGCTTGGGCTTTCGAGCCATTCGGTCGCGGCGATGGCCATGGCTTGGCGGTTTTCGTCGAGATTGCGGACCGAGGAAATCAAAAAATATCGCCCCTCATAAATCATCCGGTGGTTGATCCGGACATCATCCCGCCATCGAATCAGGATCGAATGGGTCTCAAGCCCCTTGAGCTGGCTGCCAAAAAGGCCTTCAGCCACCGAAATAGGCGAAATTTGGGCCCAGATTGTGGCGTAGGTGGACCAGCTCCGGACCGGCTGGCCGAGATCATCGGTGAAATCCGAGGGGGCCTGAAGCTCCATGCGCCTTTTGAGGTCGCCAATTTTCATGAATAGGCTCCCCAGATGTATTTGTTGGCAATCGCTTCAAACGCAAAGGGCACCTCACCGCCTCCGGTCGGCCCGACCTGAGCCCGGTTTTCATACCAATGGGCGCACATGAGCAAAATCGCCTGATTGATCGAGGCGGGAATCGTGGTCGTCGCGGCGGTATAGGTCACGGTCACCGAGTACGGGTAGCCATCGGGGTCAGGAAGAGTGACATTGTCCTTGAAGTAGACCTGGGGTTTGGTTTCGGATTGGCCAAAAAAGGTCAGATAGTTCGAGGCGCTGATCGTCTCGGTGCTGGTCGCCGTGCGCACGGTCACCGAGGTTACGCCCGTCACCGGCCCACAGGGGAGAATAATCTGTTTGGGCAGGGTGTCAAGTTTGTGCGTCAAGGTTTGCTGGCTTAGGATGCGGCGAGTGTGCTTTTCGAATAGGTCAATCGATCCGTTAAGAATCGTCGTAATTAAGGAGTCCTCATAGGTGTGATCCACCCTGAGGTGAAGCTTGACCTCGGCCAGGGTGGGGAGTGCCATTAGCGGGATTCCTTCTTTTTGGATTTGGGAGCTTCAGGGGTTTCGACCTTGGCCACGGCGGGTGGCTCGGCCTGATGGATTTCGAGGATCCCCGCCTCAAGAAGCGCCGGGATTTCGTTGGTCGCTTCCCAGGCGATAATGTCGCCCGGCTTGTGGACAAAGTTATCGCCCACCATTCCCTGCTTTACCAAAAACATTTCGGGCATCTTCCACCTCGCGTATCAAATTGAAAAGAAATAAGAAAAAAGGCCCGCCCGCCAATGCTGGTGAGCGGGCCCAAGGGGTCACAACAGTCAGGATTACGCCTGTTGCAAAAGCTTGATCGCCTGGGTCTGGACGACCTTCGAGTCGCGACGACCGACGGCAAGGAAGCCGGTTTCATACGCATCGGCGTAGCGCTCATCGAGGCGGCGGATTTCGAGCGGGCCCGCATCGCGGATATAAAACTGCTCGAAGTCGCCAAAGGCGATGGTCTTGGCGGTTGTGGCGACCGAGCTTGCCATCGAGTTGTTCAAAATGACGGGGAAGCCCATCAAGCGCCGATCGGTGGGATCGGCGTAATTCATCGGGATCAGGTTGCGGCCCAGGCTATCCTGGAGCTTGAGGAGATAATACCAAACGCTCTGGTGCATCGCGAATTTGGCGTTTGGATGATACGCGGCATCAAGGCTGTTGATGAGGCCGACGACTTCGTTGATGGTGATCGCCGTCGCGGAAGCAGCGGTGACACCAGCGGAAGCGCCGGTCACAAAGCCCTGAGGCTGGCTCGATCCGGAGCCGGTGGCAAATGCCGCCGATTCCGAGCGGCCAATCCGGTCACCCATGAGCTGGGCGAGGTAGGCTTGAATGTCGATGCCGGTATCCCGGAGGAGCTCGTTGGAGGCTTTAATCAGGGTCCGGTAGGTATAGCTGTTTAGCGTTACCTGGCCGAAGGTCACATCGCTTGCCGTGCTTGCCGAGGCTTCGGACACCAGAGATCCGCTGGTGCTGGTATCGTCCACGGTGGGCAAAGGAAGCGGATTGCCGGTTTCGGTCTGGATTACCCGGGCGTGGTCGCGCATCGGATTAAACAAGGCCCGGCGCATGTTTAATTCCGCAAGGAACCCTTGGGGAATCGTGTAACCGCCAGCGGATCCGGAGGAGGTGTTATCCCGTTCCTCGATCTGGTATGCGCTCAATGGAATCGAGAGAGAGCGGCTGTTGAGGTTGAGGCCAGTCCGCTCGGCGGCGGCGCGCTGTTCGTTGGTCGCATCGTTGCCCAGAAGGAAACCACGCAGGGCGAGATTCTTGTCGCGGGTCCTTTGGCGATCGTTGTAATCAGAAACAAACCCGGGAGCGGGCATCGCACGGCGAGAGGCGAAGGCCGAGCGGGACGCTTGCGAGCTTCGTTTCTTTTCCTCTTTCATTTCGGAATCATCGGGGGCGTTGGCGTTGGTTTCCTGCGCGTCATCGATCGCCTTTTGATCCTCTTCGGGATCAGCAGCGACATAGGCTTCACAGGCGGCGACGCGCTTGTCGAGGTCATCAACCTTGGCCTGAAGCTGGGCGACCATTTGCGCCTCTTCGGGGCTCCATTCGCGGCTTTCGGCGGTCTTCAAAAGACCAGACCATTGGGTCATCAGCGCCGAGCGCTGTTCTTTAAGCTTTTTGATCGTTTCCATGGATTTTCCTTTGGGCTTTAGGCCCGTCGAGTGGCAAAAGAAAACAAGCGCTGCGAGCGCTCCACGGCCTGACGGGCTCGGTGGTCGGAGAGGGAGCGAAGCGCGGCCTCGGTCCCTTGCGGATATGCGGGATCGGCGACGACGGAAATTTCCATCAGATCGACATCGAGGAGGGTTCGCACCCGGACGCTTTCGCCCGGCGTGGGCTCGTCCCAGCTTTGCTTTCTGGTGACAAACCCAAAAGACATCTGCGACACATCGCCGCGTTCCATCAGCGCAATCAGATCACGGGCGTAGCTGGTGTTGGGGAGATCGACCCGGAAATTGAGGCCCATGGAGTCGCTGGAAAGATGGAGCGACCCGGAGCGGGTCGAGCCGAGAACAAGGGAGGAGTCGTGGTTGTAATAGGCGAGGATGTTCGAGCGCTCGGCAAGGGAGCGGGTGAAGGCGTCCGGGTCAATCTGTTCGCGAAATCCGCCCAGGTCGGCGGAAAGGACGCCGTAGGACGCCGCGATTCCGGCGATCTGCCGCGCCTTGGGGTCGGCCCGGAGTTCGTGGATTAGAATGGTGCGCCGCTCGGTCATAGGTCCTCCTTGGTGGGGAGGTACACGAGCGGAAATCGATTACAGGGATCGCGGACATGGAAATTGTCCGCAGCATCTACGATTCGGAGTACGGGTTGGGATCGTTGGCGGGAATCAGAGGCTTGGGAGATCCACTAAGCGGGGTCTGACCAAATTGAGGGGTCGAGGGCGGAAGCTGGGTCCCGCTGGTTTGCTGGCTTATGGTCGCCATATTCAAAGGCTGCATGTAGGTGTCACCGCCTTCGATGGGCGGTTGCCCTTCCATGGTGCGGACATCGTTGACCGAGAGCCAACCATTATTGCGACCGATGGCGTAGGTGTTGTACCGGGTCTGGATATCGCCACGCAGAAGCCCCTCGACCGAGTGCTCGGCGTAATAGTCGCCATGTGGGAAAAGCTTGGTGGAGATTTCCTGTTCCATGCGGACCAGGTGCGGGCGCAGCGTATTGACGACAAAATCGATCCCATCCTGTTCGATGTTGCTAAAGGCGGTTGCGCCCTGCACCCGAAGGCGCGAAAGCGGGAGGCCGAACCAGCGGGCGATTTCTTCCACGCCGAATTTGCGCGACTCCAGAAATTGGGCGTCATCGTTGGGAACGGAGACGGTCGAGACTTCCATTCCTTCTTCAAGGATGGCGGTGCGGTGGGAATTTTCTCCGCCCGCATGGATTGCCTCCCAGCCTTCGCGCAGCCGCTTGCGGGCATCATCGGATAATCGGCCAGGGTGTTTGAGCAAGACGCCGGGGCGAGCGCCACGGCCAAAGAAACCAGCGCCATAGCGCTCAAGGCTGATGTTGAGGCCAAGCGATTCACGGGCCTGCCGGATCACCGAGACGCCCACCAGGCCATCGAGGGAAAAGCCACGGAAGTGCAGGATATCCTGAGGATCAAAATCGATGATGTTGCCCATGTAGGGCGTACAGCGATAAAACAGAAAACCGTTTTGATCACGCCAGGGGACGACCTGGGCGAAGGTCAAAGGCCAGATGTTAATCACTTCGCCGGTCAAGGGGTCACGCTCGATCTCGGCGAAAGAATTGCCATGGAGCAACATCTTGGCCACCAGCGCCACGCGGGCGACGGAGGCGGGAGCCTCGGGGTTGGCTTGACTGTGGAGGACTCGATAGGCGGGGTGATCGGGAGCCAGAAAGCGCTTTTGCCCATCACGGCGATAGACATGCAGAGGCAAAGTGCCGATGGCCTCGGCAATCACACGCACGGCGGCGAAGACAGCGGAGATGGCAAGGGCCGAGGATTCAGAGACGGTGACGCCGGTAGCGCTTGGAGCGGTCAAAACCGAGGTGGTAATCGGGCCGACCGGCGACGGTTTTACCTTCCCCATGCGGGTTTCGAGGTCAATGGTGTCGGCGGAATGCACCCATTCGGACATCAAAACACCTCTAATCCCTGGAGCTCGTAGATACTCTCACCATTTACCCCGGTTGCCTCGGCGGTTCGGGCCCGTGCGAAGGCCATAATCGAGGAAACGGCAGCGTCAATTCGCTCAACGGAGCGCTTTTTGGAGGGCTTTTGGTTGCCCGCGGCATCGAATTCGATCACAACATTATCAATGCACCAGCGCAAAAGCGGATTTCCATCG